GCTGTCTGAATTCCGAAGCTAGCTAAAACTCCAGTAAAAACCGAAGCTATAAATGTCGGATCTATTTTCTGTTGAGGGACACCAGGTATGGCAACATAGTTTAAAGTTAATATGCCACCAGACCAGGCCAGCACTGTGATTCTGACCATTGTAGAAATGATCGCTGCTTGTTCTTCTGGGTCAGGAAGAATTGCATCCTTTGCCTTAGCAAAGAGACCTTTCTTTTGTTCTTTAGGTTCTTCAGTTACAACTGAATCCTCTTTCTTTGGTGTAGCCATAATATTAAACTTAGTGTCTTATTTATACACCTTATGGAGGCGTTGGACCAAAGTATGTATTTGTTCTGGGGAAGTTCTGTACTCCACCTAAATCTGTGATGTGATCAGGTTGATGCCATCTCTTACCTTTGTTAGTTTGTTTATTCCATCCTGCAATGTATCCATCAATGTCTCTAGGATTAGTAGCAGTTAACATAAGGTTCTTAGGTACATCAGGCCAAGTGAGGTAAGTACCACTGTGAGTAGAATCATCCCACCCACCTGGTTTATTGATATTAGCATTACCTATGATATTAATCGCACCATACATTCCTTGATGAGCACCACACTGGTAATATATTGTTGTAGTGTTTTGACTCCATGGAGTTCTAAAGAAGATGTATTGACTGTAACCTTCTGCCTGACCATGTGTTTCACCTTGATTCTCTACTGCACCAGCAACAGCATCTGGATCATCATTGCCAGTCCATAGATCACCACTACCAGCACTATTACCAACAGTTTTAATATACATTGGATGATTGTAGATAGATCCTTTTGCTACTACATTAATCTGTCCACCAACTCCATTAGTATTCGATGAACAATAATAGTATGTTCCTACACCTGCATCCTTAGTATCCCAAATGACTGAACTACCTTGATTACTAGCACCTTGATTAGTTACACCCTGTTGAACTGTGTTTCCAACTCCATTAGTAAATGCAGTCTTAATATAAACTGGTTCTGCACTTGCATTAGCATAAGCAATCTCAATCTGAAGACTGTCACCCTTCTCGACTGTCAACGTTGGTGCTGCTGTATTATATGTCGTACCAGTATCTCTATCATAGTGATGTCCATAGTACTGTCCGTTCCCATCTAATTGAGTCATGTAAAAATATGCACCACCAGAAGGTTGCTTAATGAATAACCAGTCACCAGCATTAACAGTGATTGTTGGGTTTGCTCCACTGATAGCACCACTAGCATCAGTTCCACTGATAACATATCCACTTCCAGTTCCACTAGATGAGTTGACATCTACGAACCAGAATGAACCTGAGTTTGCACCACTATCAAATGTCATAAAGTCATACTTACCTGCATACTCTATGAATCCAATGACATCACGGTTAGTAAATCTATGTTTATTAGTTGCTAAACATGCTGCAACACCACAAACTTGTGGAGATGCCATGCTAGTACCACTTATTGCTTTAAAGAAGTTTGGTGCTCCATACTTAGTATCAAGAGCACCAGTAGAATTATTATAAGCACTAAGAATCATACTTCCAGGAGCCCATACTGTTATACCTGGACCATAGTTAGATGAAGTAGCCTTATGATATTCTGGTTCTGTACCTAAATTTCCAACAGCAATAACCTCATCAACACCAGTCAAACTAGCAGGAGATGATCCTCTCCATGCATAGATGTATGTACCATTACTCAACTTCAAATAATTATTCCAGAAATCATCCTGACGATTAGGATGATAACAATTAGAGTTACCAGAAGCAGAAATAACTACAACACCATCTTGAATACAATCTTCAACGTCTGCATTAATAGAAGCATAGTGTAGAGCCCATGAATACTCATACTCACCCATACCAAAGTCTGCATTCAACCCTGACATGTTCCAACCAGATGGATTAGGATTACTAGCACTGTACAGAGTACCATTCCAATAAACTTCTTGATAATCTGATGGAGTCAATGGTAAGTCATACCCATTATCATACATGTCATAAGAATATCCCCAACTATGATTAGTGACAGTTGGATTGCGATGACCTGTCTCTGGATTGACTGGTTTATATAAATGGAATGCTCTTAGATAATCAAAGCATAAGAATGTACTTGGACCTGCAAAGGTAGCACCACCACCTCCAGAAAGGATACCCATACTATAAATGTTTGCTTCTCTAGCCCATCCATACCACTGGCCAGCAACAGTACCTGCTACATGGATACCATGAGAAGACATGTTATCTTGATTCAATGGATAGTTTGGAAGATAACTACCAGTTGGTATAGTCTGACCATCATCATCTATACTACTAACATAGCTACTTAACTCATTATACCATTCATACTGTACAAATCTACTCTGTCCAGTAGTAGGACTGTTCCATTCTGCACAGTCTCTTGACACTGGTTGATCAACAATAACTACATCAACATGTCTACCATTGTTAAACATCTCATAGTTATCAGTAACTACTTCAGTAGAACCTCCAGATCCCCAACCTTGTCCAGAGACTAAACTCTTTCTTCTTTGTACATCAGTACCTGCTGTAGATAACTTACCCCAGTCTTTATGATTAGGTTGGTGACCTGTACTTCCTCTTTTAAAATCTCCTGAATCTCCATAAGGTTCAAAATTAATCTGACCAAATGGTCTAGGGAATATACCTAACTGTTCTGGATGCCTTTCACATGCAATAACTCTAGAGTCCTTTCGAATCTCTACAGCATCCTCTTCTTCCATAAAGTAGTGTGTGTTCCTACTGATAGGTCTCTTAGCACTCAATTTATATCCATCGGATGCCATGTCTGCATAGAATCCTTCCAAGTCCTCACGCTTACGAAGAGTGACTATGTAAATCTTATCAGTAGCCATATTACTTCTCTGTAACTACAAATGTAGCAGTGATTGTTAAGTTTGCTGTGTTACCACTGTTATTAACAACTTTCAAGTAACAAGTAGTGCCAGGTGTACTATCATTATTCCAACCCACAACGCCTGGCGTTATGTTTTGTATAGTATCTCCAGTCGTAACAATCTCAGCAACTATACCTGCACCTGGTAGAGGGTCAGTCTCAATGTTTCTGTTCTGATCATTAGTTCTAGATGCAGCATCAATATACATTGTTACCCATGCAGCATGACTAGTTTCAACTTTCAACAATTGATATGTTTTTCCAAGTGCTAGAGTACCAGTAGCAGTAGCACCATCAGCAAGAGAATTAAATGTTACTGAGTCAGTTGTTCTTTGATTCAATCCAGATCCAGAACTAGCAGATGTAACTCTACCCTTTGCATCTACTGTGATAGATGCATTGTCATATGATCCAGCAGTAACACCTGACGTATCAAGCAACCAAGTCTGTCCACTGGCTGATACAACTACATCACCCTTGTCTCCATCAGTAACACCAGCACCGCCACCACCTGTGGCATCTGCTTGGTTAGTCCATGTAGTTCCATTATATTTTAATACTTCATTTGTTTGTGGATTGGATAGAGAAACATCAGTTAGTCCATCTAAATCTGTTGATCCACCTCCACCACCAGATGCAGAGAGAACACCACTACCATTTATTGATAGACCCGATCCAACCTTAATACCACCAAGAACATTTGCTGTTGCAATAGGTAGTGCTTCATTCCATCCAGCACCAACACTTCTTGTAGGTGTAGAACCATATACTAAAAGAACAGCTTTAAATATATCAGGTGCTAAATCAGATCCATCATTATTAGTCCACTTTGTTGTAAATCCTGTGGTTGTTTTACTGAGTATCTCTACATTATGAGTAGCATATTGTTCTCTGTTAGTATGAACATAATAGTTTGCATCTGGTTGAGCAGTATCAAATGTGAAAACCATTTGATAATTAGAAGTATTATAAGCACCCCAACTCATACCAATACCAGTACCAGCAGATTGAGTTCCAACAACAGCATATGCTACAGGAGAAATTATAGTTTCACTAGTACCTGAGTCAACAAACTCAAGAGCATTACCAGCAGCATTAACTACTACATTTTTATTAGCAGCACTAGTAAAGTTAGCAGGTGTATCACTCAACCCTACAAATGTACTGGATCCACTACCACCTCCTCCACCAGAGTTATCATCATCAGCAGGAGACCATCTATTATTTGAAGCATCCCACTTCAATACCTGACCATCAGTAACACCAGTGGTGTATACATCAGCAAGAGCACCAATAGATTTGTTTACATCTAATAGTTCAACCCATGCTCCAGCATGTGCAAAGTATCCACTACCAGTAGAATGAACATGAGCAAACATACCATGATATGTACTAGGACTAACCGCATTGAGGTCGGTCATCGTAGCATACACATTAGAGTATGTAATCTTATATGAACCGAAGTTAATATCCTGAGCACCAACACCAAAATCACCCAGTCCCGTAGGGATACTAGGTCTTCCTGTTAAATCTGTGTACGCACCAGTAGTAGCAACAGGTGCTAGGTTTGGTTTGTTTTTAATAAACGCAACATCATTTGGTGTACCTACATTCCAGTCTGCTTGTTGTTGAGCAGGAGGTATGGTTGGTTTGTTAATCAGATCTGTGTAGTTACCACTCAGTGCAACTGCCGACAGTGCTGGTTTGTTTTTAATATAATCTACTTCACTAGAAACAACCTCATTCCAATCAACTTGTACCTGTGCAGCAGGGATAGTAGGAAGTGTTGTCCATTGCAATGACGTACCATCAGTAGTCAGGTACTGACCTGCACTACCAACGATACCATTTAACTGTAACGGTTTACCTGTAGGAAGGTTCAGACCTTCTTTCGCTTCTACAGGTCCGTTATCATTGTAATTGGCGATTTGATTCGCTAAGAGTTTTGACATACTTCTAGTCCTGAAGACACTTTTTCTAAGCTAGAAGTATTTAGGTCATGTCATGTTCAACGATATGATAGTCCTAGACTTCTCGCTTCTGTTAACTGGTGACTCATGAAATACCTGTGACGGAAAGATAATTATGTCACCCTCTCTCACTCCTGGTTGGAAGTGCATGATCTCTCCATTACATGTGAACATAGAGGAATAAAACTTCGTTGCTTCGTGTACTTCTTCATCATAATCTGCATAGAATACAGCAGACCATCCATTAGCTCCATGATTGTGAAGCGAATGGAACTCACCTTCTTCTTGTACTTGGAACCAGATCCTAGTAATATTATCAATAGGTTTCCTATAGAAACCTTTACCCATTGCTTCAGTACTTAGTCGTTGTAGATAGGGACCAAGTAGATCAATGAATGGTTTAAATTCTGAGTAGTCTGTATCCTCATAGTAACTGGTATGACATGTGTCATTAATCTCAGAAGGATCTTTAAGGATTACTTCATCATGAAACGTAGAAAGATCGGAAAGAATTTCTTCCTTCCGATCTTGCCATTCTTCCACATGATACCTAAAGTAAGGCATCATGAACATACAGTTGTCAGGAAGAGGGTATGAACTTTCGTATCCGTCAGGCGGGATTCTCATTATCTTTGCCACCAAGAGTAACTACATTATCAGGATGATTTGATGTATCAATACTGATGTCACCAGTAATTGTATCATCAATAAAATATGGATTGTCCATAGGTTTTGGTTCTTTCCATAACCCAGTATTCAAATCAACATTACTCTCAAGATTAAAATTGTACTGAGTAGGTACATCATATAGATGACCACCAAACTCAACTACATCATCATTACCAAAATCTGCACGTACTACCTTCAACTTCTCTGTTAGATCAGCATACATCGCAGCTAGTTGTGGAACCAACTCAGAATACTGTTCTTCTAACGCACCAATCAAACCTAGTCTAACTTCTTCCTTTGCTCTAAGCAAGTGTGTTCTAACGTCTGCCATAGTATATCTCCTGTAGTTTATATGTCACAGAAACCTGAAAGGTCTCCTGGATCTTGTGGAACCATCAGTATTGTAGCACCATTTGGTTTTTTTATCAAGACCACTTCACCATCTTCAGCTTTCTGTTGCCATTTGTCAACATCTTTCTGAAATTCTGCTTCATCTAGTTCAATCATAGCTTCATACCACACAGCATATATTCTCTTTTTGCATGTACTTTAACGATTCTTGACAACCACCGAGTCGTAGTCTCTCACCGCTAATGTCTAGCACGACCTGTGGATAAGTGGCATCATCACCAAACTCATCATAGAATTGTTGTTTGGTAAAGTTTTTATCCAACTCATACACAACGTGCTTTAGTTCTTCGAGTTCACAAACTGCCTTAAACTTTTCACAGAAAGGACAGCCAGGTTTAGAATAGATTGTAAAGATCATAGACTTGTATTAGGATTTACAAGCAGCAGCGTAATCTTTATCAAATTGAGCTAGACCAGCATCAGTTAATACATGGTCATACATTTTATCAAACACTTTCACAGGTAAAGTACATACGTTAGCACCGTATTCAAATGCTCTACCTACATCTCTTACATTTCTGATTGAAGCAGCAAGAATTTGTGTCTCTACGCCGTGCATCTTATATGTATTAGCGATATCTTTTACAAGACACAGACCACCAAATGAATTATCATCCACTCTTCCTACGAATGGTGAAACATATGATGCACCTGCCTTTGCAGCAAGAATTGCCTGTGATACAGAGAAGACTAGAGTTACATTAGTAAGAACATCATCATTACTTAATTCATAACATGCTTTCAATCCTTCACGTGTACATGGTACTTTAATAGTAACATTACTACTAAGATCAATGTATGGTTGTGCTTGTTCTACCATCTCTTCAGCAGTATCTGCTACTACTTC